AGTAACTATCCTACGATTATCTCTTTTCCAGCATATCTTATATGAAGGTGGTTCATATATTTTTCCATCTTTTCTGATTATGCCTGCCCTTCCTCCATCTTTAGCTATGGCTAATAGTGAGCCACAAAACTCTATACCCATAGTTGTAAACTTAGGGTCAAGATATACCATAAAATCTATGAAATCAGAAAGCAAAGGTATAGCATCAAATATCCAAGTAGAGTGTTGTCCACTATGCAGAATAAATTCTCCATAAGTAATATGACGCAAAACTGAGTTCTTATATTCTTCTAAATCAGTCATTATATATTTCATCTAAATCTTTAATAGCTAGATTATAGGTAGTGCTTTTCAATAGTAACCTATTACGGGCATCGAAATCTCCCGCCTTCCACAAAACTGCTGAATCAAAGAAAGCTTCAGGTGTTTTTTGCCCAAGCAACCAAATATCTTTAAGGTTGTCATATTGAATTGTTCGTCCTATTTTACTAGATTTCTCATATTGCAGACTCACAAACATATATAAATCAGGCCGTTGAAACGTACTTATATCATATACAGACACATCATAATCATCTTGAGGAACCACTGTCCTACGCTTAGTCTTAAGCTCTGTATGGATGCCATTCTGTAGAACGAAATCATAATGATATTTATCTGTACCTGAAGAAGTAGCCGTTAAGTCAGCCCCCAAATAATCAGCAACTGCCTCTTCCGCTAAGAATCCTGCGGTAGCTACATCAGATAATCCTGTCCCTGAATCTTTAACTTGAGTACGGGCCTCCCTAAAACTAACTTCGTGTGCCCGTTCTATAGCCCTGTCTATCATAGTCTGGGTAAATGGAATGCTGTTCATCTAACCCTCCTTCAACTCTAGAGTAAACCATCCTCTTTCTAGCATCAACCCTATTATAGCATATCTGGCTCTGTTCTATCTACTAATGCTGACGTATTCTTCCTCCCAATCTATATAATTTTCTACTTGTTCTTGTACGTGTGTAACGCTTAGTGCAACTTTAGTAGCCCAAGAAGGTTTGCATAGAGCAATATCTACCTTTAACGGAATCCCTAATGTATTTTCTTCCAACAGTTGTCGTATTTCTGTTGGTAAGTACTTGAGGTCATTGTCATGAATTTCACAAATAATTTCATCATGGACTTGCAACAAGATGTGACTTTGAGTGTTCTTAAGATGTTCATATACTTTTATTATCCTCTCATTTAAAATATCTGCACTCGTTCCCTGAACGAGATAGTTTACACCTTTATAAGCAATATCCTTATCAATTTGATAGATTCTACCATATCTATTCTTAATCCAGCCCCGTTCTTCCACTGTTCTAATAACCGAAGCAAAAAATGTCTTTGCTCCTGGTAAACCTTTAAAATACTGTCCCTTATATTGTACAGCTTCTCTCTCAGTTACATTTAACTGCTTGGCTAATTTAGCTTTACCAATCCCATAAATCACTCCAAACGTAATGTTCTTAGCCATCTGTCTATAAAACTTAAAAGTATCTTCTTCTCCTGTAAGAGCAAAAGCCCTTTTTGCTGCTTCGCTATGAAAATCAATATCATCCGTTCTTAACATCTGTTCAATTTCAGCATTTTTCAAATAGCTTAAAAACACTCTAACTTCCATCTGAGAATAATCAAACGATACTAAGGTATATCCTGGTCTAGCTGTAAATAGTCTACGTATGGATAACTGGTAAGGGTCATCCTCGTTATAAGATTCGTCTCCCACAAAGCCCCAAGTATTCCATGTTGCATCACTTAAGTTTAGGTTGGCCGTAATCCCTTTTGCTGCCATCTGAGCAGTAATACGACTCTTAATGGCTTCCCTTTCTTCAGGTAATAACTCTCTATCTATCAACTTGAAATGGGTTCTAGGTATGTTCTGAAGGTTTGGCGCACGGGAAGATAGTCTCCCAGTTACGGCCCCCCAATTACAATAAGACGTATGCATAGTCTCTACCGCAGCATATGGTTCTAAATACGTGGCCCTTAGTTTCTCTAGGGTTCTGTATTGTCGTATCAATCCCGCTATTGGATTATCTATTTGAACTAATGCTGCCTCATTCCATGCGTCCTTACCTTTAGGAGTCTTCAAAGGAGAATAGACTCCCTTCTCATTCAACATTTCTCCTACTTGTTTAGTACTATGAATATTAAATTCTTGACCAGTTAATTCATAGATTTGGTTGGCTATAAGTGCTGTTCTAAGGTCAATCTTTTTAATGCCTTCTAAAGCATATTTAAAATCTACTACTATACCCCTATTTTCCATCTCATATAAAACCCTGGTTAGTTTGTTCTCCAACTCCATTACATCGTCTTGCTGTGTCTGTTGAATCCGCATCAAGGAATGATAATAAAGCTTTTCAGTATACCAGGCATCTAGTTCACAGTATGGCCCAAGAACATCTACAGGAGCCATAGAAAAATCCTTGAACCACTTATTCTTCCTCAACCACTTCTTAGTGTCTTTATCATATGCAGCTGATTCTTCCCCATATACTCTAGTAATAGTGCTGGTTAAGGCAAGGTCTTTAACATTAGCTGGTTCTATCAGCCGCATCATGACTATAACATCAGCCCAAATTTGGGTTTCAGGACTAATGAAGCCTTCATTCTCAAGGAACTTAATATCGAATTTAATATTATAACCAACCAACTTTTTCGCCAATCCAAGAACTCCCACCAAATCTTTTAAGAGTGTGGGGTCTAAGTTAACTCCTTGCTGGTGACGAAACGGAAAATAATAAGTATTCAGCTTATAAGATATACCTATTCCACATAGTTGATTCTGGTTAAAAGGGTCTAAACCATTAGTTTCCGTATCAACTATTAGGGTACTATCTGCTTCGTCAACTAATTGTTGACGAAGCAAAGCAATAACTTCCCTATATAGGGCTGAGGTGGTGACTAACATTTAAAATAGGTCATCACTTTTGGTATTGTTGAGGCTAACTACCCCATCTACCGTGCCGTTAGTCAGACCATTTACCAAGCCCCCATACCTACCTTTAAAGTATTCCTTAATGCTAGGCAAATCCCCTACGTGAGCTAGACTGTCCTCAGGCACCTCACTCTTCCTAGCCGTAGCTGCAATTTGGTAAGACGTGTCAAACATTCCTGTACCAGTACGTTTAATCCGCATTACTCCCTTATCCAAACCATTCCAATCATTGTAGACATCAACCAACTGATTCCATATATAATCACTACGTCCAAAAGTCAGAGACACAATCCTAAAATCCTCAATAGTTTCTTTAAACATCTTTTTCCCACCAGGGCCACTAACAGCTTCCCAATCATCATTGCGCCTTTCACTATGAATAACCTCATGGACGTATGCCCAAAACGCAAACTTATGGGCAGGGCGAGTACCCGCTGGTACTTCCGAAGTATCTACGTCAGGGTCATCTAGTAGGTTAACCCAACGACTCCCAGAATTGTAAGTATACATATATATCTCATCCAGATAAGGGTCACCTTCTTCTCCTGTAGCTAGGGCTGTTAGAAACGCTTGGTCACCATCCTTAAACCAAACTTCCCTACCTGGAAGATTAGATACATTACCTTGTCCACGGGTTTCTCGCTTTTCTTGAATCCTACTAATTCCACTCATGTGTTTCCTCCTACAAAAATGTTCTTTCTTTTATTATACGCTTTAGCACTTCACTATCTCTTACATCTTGTACATCTTTATACTCCTTAGGTAATTGAATATAGCTTACCATAAAGTTTGGGGAAAGGCAAGCCATTGCTTTATTTAATCCTATACGCCCCGCCTCATCGTTGTCAAGACATAAAACCAATTCTTGGGTAGGCAAAGTCGTAGCAAGTTCCACTTGGCGTTTAGAAATAGTAGCCCCCAATAAAGCCACGCTAGGAAACCCATATTGGTCTAACCACATTGTATCAAGGGAACCTTCTGTAACGCACACGAAAGGTACTGACTCCATAATATGTTGTTGCCCAAACAACAACTTAGATTTCTTTAATCCCTTAGAATATAGGTATTTGGGGATACTATGGTGTCTTCGACTTATCCACCCCACTAAAGTTTCATCCTTAGTAAATACGGGGATTATCAAACTACGAAACATATCAATGGTGCATTCCCATTTACGCAATATATCCTTTGTGAAACCTCTATCAAATATCCAATCTGGTACATATCCTGTTTGGAAGGGAAAACTCACTTCTTGTAATTCTAGGTCTTCTTCTACAAACTCATCAAACATATTAATGTTAAAACTAGCTTCATTCTGTTGGACTCTGTTCTGAGCTTCTTCATAACTAATATTATAGTACTTCATTAAGAAGCCGTACAAAGACCCTGCCCCACATCCTGCAAAGCATATCCAAACTCCCTTGGACGTATTTATGGAGCATGAAGTCACACTATCTTCATGAAAAGGACAATAGATAGATACTTCATCCTCTCCTGGGGACACTGAAATCCCAATCTCCGCTAATGTATCTGCCCAATCTACCATTAGAAGTCTTCGTTTATCTCTGCAATTTGACCCCTATCTACTTCCCATTCTATCAATGACCTTCCTAAAGGAAGTATTCCATCTCTGTACTTCTGGTAATACACTAAACGTCTATTATCTTCATTTTCTACCATACACATAGACATAACTACATCTGCTGCCCTGAGCATGGCATCCCCATACGCTACTTGGTCAGCTTTCGGTGGTATGTATACGTCAGCTGCATCCTTAGTAGCTTGGGTAGATATAAAGATGGGAGTATTGGTGGACAAACAGATATTTTTTAGACCATAGAACAGCATGTGAGTCTGTTCCCACATCGCTTTATGGCCCTTACCAGAATTAGTAATTAGATAGATACCATCAATAACCACAAAATCAGGGACATATTTTCTAATAAGATTGTGGATACTTTCTAGGGAGATGCTATCCTCTCCCTCAATATGGTCACAAATAAGCATGGGAACATTTTCCAAACCCTCTAGAAATTCTTTATATGCATCCTCATTAATAGGATTACCGTTTCGTAAAGCCATATGAGAAAATTCATACCCCATCGCATTTCCCAATACCACATCAGTACGTAAATTCATTTGAGCTATGGGCATCTCTGACGTAATAAGGAGGGTTTTAAATCCTCTCATCACCGCAGTAACCGCAGCTTGTACACACATCCAAGACTTACCAATAGATGGTCTAGAATATAGAGCTATGAGTTCACCTGGAAGCCATCCCACACCAGTACGATTAAGGGTGGTAAATGGGGTGGGTATGCCCATAATTCCATCGCCCAGCTTACGTTTTTGGATTCTCTGTTGCCAATCTGTAAAACGGTCTTCTGATTTATGGTTGTAAAAGAGAACGTCTTCATCATAGACGGCTGAGATATCGTTGAGTCCGTGGGTAATTTGCGCCAAAGCTTGCTTAGGGTTGTCTGACAGCAATTCCTTATTACTTTGAAAGGTAGAGACAATATTCCTAAAAAGTACTTGGTTTTGAAAAGTTGTAATAACATAATCAAAATTCAAAGTTTGGGCTGCTATATTTAATGTGGGAAAGTTCTCGCATAATGTCTCAGGAGAGGGAGTTTCCCCGTAGGTATCAAAGTGGTCAGCCACAAATTTGAAAGCATCTCCATGCTTGGCAAAATCTTTTGAAGTATACCGAAATTTCCTAAACGCTAATCTATCTTTAAGCCCAAACACTACACCCGATTCTACAAAATCAAAATTTTCCATTTCTACCCCGCTATTCTAAACTTTTGCAAGAACTCTGTTGGAATCCCCATGTAGATAAATATCTATTCCAGACTTTTTTAACTTTAAAGCCTCTCGTTTAGCATCATCAAACGAGAAATAGTTACCTAACATAGTTATTTCATTCGTCTTGTGGTCTATACTAAACACTCTATACTCTTTTTCAGGGGTTGTCAATTGGGATTTACGAATCAATCCTCCCTTAAGGCGTTTTCTCTTCCCCATAATTTAACACTCCTTGTAATTTCTCTCTAACACCCTGTCTAATTTTATAGGCTGATTCACTTAAATCTTCAGTAATCTCTTCCATAGTTAATCCCTCTAATCGCAAATCTATGAAGTGTCGTTCTAATGGAGAGAGGTTGGATTTTTCAAGTAAACCATCAAGCTCTATGTCTTGAGTAAACACATGGGGGTCAGTTAATGCTTTCATTGTTCGTGATGATTGTATTGCTCCCCCACCCTCAGCAAGCTCATAAGTCATATCCAAAGTTTCGGTTGGTACTCGTCTTTGAGCCTTAGAAATTAATGTCCGTACAGTATTAATCATAGCAGTATGAAGATAAGTATGAAACAACACGCCTCTATCTTCTTCAAAGCCTTGGGCTGCTTTAATAAGAGCAATTCTAAGTTCTTGGGCTATATCATCTCGGTCTAATCCAGCAACATATGTATTAGATGCTATCTTCTGTACTTTAGGTTCCCACTGAATCATTAACTCATCATCTATATTCATCTACTCTCCTAATCATCTCTCATGCCTCGATAGACGCATTTACGACTACAGTATATATTTTGATAACGTCTCCTATGTCGTTGGGTTATTTGTGCCCTAGCTAAATAAAATTCTACATGACAAAAAGCACAGTTTACTTTAATTCTATAATATTGAAAATGGCATGGCCCAGGACATGTTTTAGTCCTATTGGGAGTTGGGTCATTACATACTAGGCATCGTCTAACCCTCTTCTTTCTAGGGACACTAGTGTGTAAATCCATCTTTCTAAGAATTTTATGTACGTATTGCTTAGAAACTCCCCCCACTTCTTTGCCTATTTCCACAGAATTCATAAGGGGAGAATCTTTTCTTAACTGAATGATTTGTTGCGCTCTTTTGCCTAGCATGATTAACTTATAATAAGTATCCAAACTCCTATAGCCACGATAATATCAGCTGTTGCTGCTATGTACATCCCTATTAACATAAACTTATCAACTCTGACCATATCCTTCGCTCCTTAGTTA